ATTGACGCTACCACCACCAACACTTCTTCCGCTAAGACTTACGTCGTTGCTGACTCCGAGCTGAGAATCTACGAGCAGAACGCCGCTAAGGAAACCTTCGATTACCACACTGTCCAGACCATCGACGGTGGCACCCTGAAGGTCTCTGGCGCTCTGATGAATGCGATTGTCACCTACGCTAACGCTGGTGTCGCCCTGCTGGATACCATCACTCTGGACAAGAACGGTGTTGCTTCCGGTGCTGTCTACACTGGTACCGATGTAACCTATAGAACAAATCTGACCAACACTGATACTGTGAAGTATGAGGCCGGCGTCCTGTACGTCTCCGGTGCTTCTTATACCATCGATGACGACGCTGTTGTCTACTTCGTTGCTGCTGACGGCGAGACCTGGACTAAGGGCGATGTCAATGACATTATCGATACCGCTGGCAAGTATGTTGGTTACACCGCATTCGAGGCTGAGGACGACAACGTCATCACCACTCTGGTTCTGAAGAAGGGCACTCCCGTTGCCGGTGCATCCGTTACTTCCGCTGCTGCTCTGGACGAGGCTCTGGAGAATGCAGTGGCAGGCGAGACCATCGTTCTGGCTGCTGACGTTGCATCCGTCATTTCTCTGCCCGCTGATTTGGCTGATAATGTGACTATCGATGGCAACGGCGCTTCTGTTGCTGGTATTGCTACCAGCGGTGCTGTGAGCGGCTTGACCCTGAAGAATATGACCTTCACTGGCGGAGCAGCCTTTATTAATGGCGAAAAAGCAGCTACTTTTGCGCTGGGTGGTGTGACAGAAGATTTGACGATTTCTGGGTGTACTTTCACTGGAGAGGCTGTAGTTTCTGGAGAGCCCTCTGTTGCCCTTCTCGCTGAGGATGGCGAAATCACTGGTGAATTTGTTCTGTCTAATAATGTGATCGAAGGCTTCACTTATGCAATGCAGCTGAAGGTTGGTGAAGATGCTGTCGTTACAATTTCCGGCAACACTATTAAGAACACCAATGATCGTGCACTCCGTCTGGCTTACGTTAAGGATGGCGCTACGGTTACCATCAGCAATAACACCATGGTTAATGCTAAGGATGGTAGTTCTGAGGTGTTTAAAGTTGGTACCAGCGGCGGTTGGGGTGTAGATGCTGTTGGCACTGGTGCCAGCATCACCTTCGATGGCAACACCTACGATGGTGTAGCTTGGGATCCTGCTGACATTACCACCGCATCTGTTGGTAACATTGCCTACAAGAACGATGGCACTCTGGCATAATCTTGCATCCCTAGGCATTTAACTTAAAACGGAGGAGGCTTCGGCCTCCTCCGTTTCCTTTATGTATGCTGTGGCGGTGTCCGCAGCGTAAACGGTAAATAGTTTACGAAAAGCAATGATGCTCCGAAATCTGAAAATGCTGAAGATTCAAAAAAAGAGCACCCCTTGATCCTTGTCAATTAGACTAAGGTAAATCAACGGGTGCTTTTTCATTATTCTGTAAGAGTCAGGAACCGTCAAATATAAGGACAGGTACACTTTATTGCGCACTGCTTCCTCCCGTATTCTCGGTAAGGCTGCACAGGCCTGTACACGGTGCATTTAGATCAGAAGCGTGATAATGGCAATGACAGCGACGCCAAGAAGGGAAGCGAGAATGGCAATATACCGATCTTTGATTCGTAGATAAGACGCGCGTTCATCCAGTTGTTTATCTTTAACGCGCAACTGTTCTTCCTGAAATTTAACTTGGTCCTTCAGGTGGTCTGTTTTTTTGTGCTCATGCTCTAATGTTTGCTCGAATTCTTTTTCTTTCTGAGCGAGGGCATCTTGTGCCGCTTTGCAGGCTACTGTGGCTTGCTCTACCTCGTCAGGGAATAAATGAATCGGGCATGGATGTTTCCCTTGAGGATCGCATACAAGGGCATATGAAAGCGCTTGAATAATCAAGAAGCTGGGATCTTTGATTTTGTTGGTTAAATAGCGTTTAACCGTAGGCTCAGAGAGTTTGGCTAGAGTAGCGGTTTTCTTATACGTATAGCGGAGGAGGATACGGCGTAGCTGTAAAAACTCACAGGCTCGTTCTGCGGTCATAGCCGTCATGTTCGGGCCGCTGCAGCCATTGCTCAGGAATTGGCACTTGAGGCATTTGTTGAAGGATTTTTCCTCGGTAACTTCAATTACAATAGGCCCCGCGGGGAATTCAGCGTCTTCATTATTCGCTAAAAATCTCAGTTTTTCTTCCATAAAAGCCCCCATCACATATAGATACTACGTGGTGTCTGAAAAGATACTCAAAAGTAGCGGCAGAGAATATTGAAAATACAGAGGTGTAATGGTAGGCTGAAGCCAGGCTAGAAGGATAGCCTACCACCCAATGTGCGGGAGTGCTCGGTTGGCGCTGGACGCTCCCGTACTAAATAAAATCTTTTCTTTCGTAGATTTACTTATTGAGCTGCTCATAAAATGTAGTCAGAAATTGCATCATTGCATCGTACTTGTCTGTGCCCTTTATCTGCAGGATATATTCGGCGTGCGCCGAAAATAGGTCGAATTCCTCTGCTGTCCAGGTATAATTGAATGTCCAGGCCAGTCTTTTTTCTGCGAGGTCCGATAACTTCATGCGGTAATCCGGATCTATCCAATGAAATGCAGGCTTTTCATCCCACCCCATAATGTGTTGAGGAGTAGTTTGTAGCGCCTTAGCTAAACGCGGAATCACATCGATTGTGGCGCTCTCTATATCACCGCGCTCGTAGCGGTAAATGGTGCTACGGTCTTTGCCAATCATTGCACCAAGCTCGCTAGCAGACAAACCGAGATCCATGCGAAGTCTCTTAATTCTCTCTCCAGATGTCAATTTTATGACCTCCTTTGAGAACTATTGTTGCATAAATGAGACTCGTCGCATACATGAAACATTTACCATTGTTTGAATTATTCTAATCTAGTATATTTTAGTGTGTTAAACGCCAGACGTTTGTACTAAACAGAAGAGAAAGGGCGTTAGAATATGAATGCCATTGGGGAAGATTCAACGAACGATCTGTTATATCTGAAAAAATTTGTAAAAAGCCTGAACAAAGAACAGGCCGACACCATTATGTGTTATCTCCCACAATTGACTGCATTACTCGAAGAGCCAATGCTGCCTTATCTGCAGGAACCGTTTCTGCAAACTGGATAAGAGCTCTTTGACTTTCGGAAAGACCGTCATCCCCGGCGTCTTTCTTCTTTCTGTCCTCGATAAGGTCTGACTTTTCGCAACCGAAATAATTAGCTAGAGTTTCCACTGCGCCAATTCTTGGATAGGCACGCCCCTTAATCCACTCTACAAAAGTAGAGTATTTGATATCCAGGGCAGCACATAGTTGCTGCTTTGTAACCCCTTTTAAATCCATGTAGTGTAGGATGTTTTGCGCGAGAATTTGTTTGTTCTCGGCAGTTTTCATGGTAACCACACCCCCTTTTTTACTATAATTCCAAAATTCAGTCATTTATTTAAAGCAGATGTTTTAGTTAATTGTATGTTTAAATCGTAAATATGTCAAGAAAATCCATTATTTTTTACGATTAAATCGTTGACAGCGGTGGATTTTTTATTTTAACATTAAATTACGATTTAATTGTAAAATAATTGCGAAAGGAATGGAAAGTGTGGCGATAGAGAAAATTACGCTTATAGCCGCCCGAAAAATGGCCGGACTGACACAGGCCGAGTTGGCAAAGGCATGTGGGGTATCGGATGGTACCGTTAGTAGATGGGAAAAAGGAATTAAGGATCCTACAATCACCCAGGCGAAAAAAATCGGGGAAGTATGTGGGGTTGATTATGACGATATTATTTTTTTACCCAGGGTTACGATTTAATCGCAATCTAACTGTATTTAAAACATAAAGGAGGGGCGCTATGTGTGATATTTGCCGTCAATCCCCATGCCATCCCAGATGCCCGAACACTCCGGGGCTCATTCCTGTTTTCATCTGTTCTGGATGTGGAGAGGACATCTATGAGGGAGAAGATGTTTACCACCTCCTTGGGGAGCAGTATTGCGAAAGGTGCATTGAGGAGAGCACAAGAGTTGCAGATGAAGATCTCATTTGTTTCTTGTATGACGAAGTAATTCATGAAGGAGAAGAATACTTCGAAATCATGGACAAAGTTATTTGCGCACAATGCGTCGATGATGCCAGAGAGGAGGCTATGTTCGAGTTTGATGAAGAATATCACTTTGACCTCTGAAAACTACTACAGTCTGGAAGCAAACAGGGACTATTTTTCAGTCAGTCAGTATAAAGACTTTCAAAAGTGCCCGGCGATGGCCATGGCGAAGCTAAGAGGGGAGTATGAGCCCGACTTCGGAAGGGCGCTGTTGCTGGGAAGCTATGTGGATGAAATGCTTACCGGCACCGAAGAATCTATAAAAATGTTCATTGTTGAGCATATGCCGGAGCTCTTTAAGAAGAACGGTGACCGCTACGCCGATGTGCAGCAAGCGGATGAAACGATAGTTCGGATTCGGAAGCAGCCCTTGATGATGAAATACCTGTCTGGCCAGCATCAGGTCATCATGACCGGAGAAATCGAAGGGGTCCCATTCAAAATCAAAATGGACAGCTTTGATCCGGAAGCATACATAACCGATTTGAAGTACATGGCAAGCCTCCGAAGCCCGAATCTATTTCAGCCAATGATCCAGTATTGGAGCTACGATACCCAGGCTGCTGTGTATCAGGAAATCGTCCGGCAGAATATCGGACGGCAGCTGCCGTTTATCTTCACGGTAGCAACGAAAGAGAAGCCGGCACATCTGGCGGTGGGAGAAATCAGCCAGTGGAACATGGATCAAGCCCTTGAAAATCTGAAAAAGAATATCGTCAGATTTCAGAAGATTAAGAAGGGTGCGATAGAGCCGGAACGCTGTGAGGATTACAACTGCGATTACTGCACCAGCACAAAAATTATCACAGAGCCTATTGATACCGATTTGTTTGGTATGAGCGCCGCACAGCTGAAAGGGATGACAGGTGTTATGTAATGCTAGTCTTTGGATGCTTTTTTGACATAGACAAAAAAGTGGAAGCTACAATGGAAAGGCGGCAAACATACTCCTAAATACGGACATTATGGCCCAAGTTGACGGTCGTTAGCTCGAAAATCCTTTCCACTGTAGCGTAGGAAAAAGTACGCCTGGCTGACGTACTTCACCTGAAAAAAATATAGGGTTAAAAATCAATTCATCTCGCCTAACCCGGCCAAATATCCCGTTACAGTGGCGTAGTATCGACGGAGGAATTTATTCGCAGATGCCATCATGTATACCTTGAATGGCTTCCCCTCGGACCGCTTTTTATCCATGAATTGATAGATAGGGTCGTCTACAGGTGCGGTTTTTAGATATATGGTCATCACAAGAAACAATGTTCGGCGCAGAGAAGAAGAACCGTGTTTGGAGATGCTTCGATGTTGAACATTCACCTGGCCAGATTGGTAAGGAGGAGCATCAAGGCCGGCAAAAGCAACCAAGGCTTTCTTGGAATAGAATCGGCGTACATCTCCAATTTCAGCGATGAGTTGCGGACCAAGGGTTTCACCGACGCCATACATATTCATTACGACGGGGTATTCAGGTAACGAGGAGGCCAGAGTTTGCATTTCTTGCTTCAAAGAAGCTAATACCGCGGAGGTGGCGCGGAGCTGCACGAGGGTCTGATCCATAAAAAATTTGGTGGTTTCGGTTCGAGGTAAGGTGCCAACTTGATTGCAGGCAAAGGAGTAGATATCTAAAGCTTTTGATTCACGGAATCTATAACCATATTGCTTACACCAAGTCTCGTATTTGGAAACAAAGTCTTTTTGAGAAAGTTCACAAACACATTCGCAGTGCCAGAACGATGCTACAAAGTCTACCCATTTTTCGTGGCCATCAGCGCGGAGCCTACTTTGAAACATACGATTTATACCGGGGAAGACTGTGTCCAACAAAGAAATCAGATTGTTCTTCAGCATAGTCTGCACTTTAGCACACTCTACGTACTGACGGTAGCAGATTTTGAGCATCAGACGAGCGTCTTCTTCTGGAATATACCTCCGCAAAGTAGGCCAACGATCAAGACCATAGTTAGCGAGCGTGATGGCATCCTTCTTATCTGTTTTGGCGCGTCTTAAGCTATTCTTTCCGTACGCATGCACCAACTTTGCATTGACTACAGAAACATAAAAACCAGACTTGTTGAGCATTACGGCTATGGGGATATGATAATTTCCTGTAGATTCCATCACAATACGAATTTCGCCATGTAAATTATTAAGTCGCTTTACCAACTCGCGCAGTTCGCTACCTGTGTGATTGATTTCAAATGGAGCTTCTACAACTTCGCCATAAGGGCGCATGATGGCGACAGTACTCTTGCCTTTGGAAACATCAATGCCAACAGAATTCATTTATTTACCTCCAACATACGAGTCGCGCGAACGTTACTGAGTTTCGAAAGAGGCTACCTGCAGATATGAAAGCTACAACAGGGGGATGGCGAACAGACTGGTGGACGGACATGAAAGCCAAAATAATAGCTCGTTAACCGGAGCCCCCTTGTTGTAGCGGAAGAAAACTGGACTGGAGGCCCAGTATCTTAACCAAAATATATTGTAATAAAGAGTTTATTATTTCTTTTGAAGAAGGGGGCTACAACAAGGGGACGGCTGACAATCTGACGAACGGACATGAAGGCCCAAGGAAGCTAACGACAGCTAGATATTCCCCTTATTGTAGCTACGGAATGAACAAAACACCAGACTGGCTGCCTAGCATTCATTCCAAAATCATTGTAAGGAGACATCTAACAAAAGTCAATTTTCAAATTAATTGTAATAGGAGGAAAGATTTTCATGGCTAATGCACTGGTTTACTGCAAAAGCGGTGGTGGTAAGACGGTCAACTCGACCCTGGTTGCTGCCCCGAAACGAGGAAAAAACCTTTTGATTTGTACCGATAACAGTAGCATCGTGCTGAAAAACTTTGAGAGAAAGAACCTGGTCGTTTTAAACGTTTCCAGCGTGAAAGAATTCGTAGAGGAGTACCGAAAAGGATACGAATCCAAGAAGTACGACAATATTATTCTGGACAACCTTTCGGATTTGATCGACATGTGGTTGCTGGAACTGGATGCCAGCGGAAAATTCAAGGATTTCCGGCAGGCATATCAGCTGGTGTATCAGAGCCTGAAACGGCTATCTCGTGAGAGTACGACGTTGGATTGCAACACGATTTTTACAGCATGGTGCGATACGGTCGATTTTCCTCTCCCGTCTGGAGAGATCATTGCCCGTCTGCAGCCGAAGCTGCCTCCGAAAATCCTGGACAACATCTGTGGACTGATGAACGTGGTGGCGTATATCAACACCGGTACCGATAAGGACGGGAAAAAGCGCTGGTACTACGTTACCGAAGAGGCTCCGTCACTCTACGCAAAGGATCAGATTGCCTGCAGGAAGAACTGCATGCCGGAAGATATTTTCACGGTAGACAAAAAAACTAATTAATTTTGAGGAGGAACTTGATTATGGCATGGATTTTTAACCCAAACGATTATGAAGAGAAGGATTTTGCTCCGATTCCGGAAGGAGAGCACCGCGTCAGAATTGAGGACGTCGTCTTTAAGACGTTCAAAAGTGGCAATGACGGCTATGAGATTACCTTGGAGGTCTCCGGTTTCAACGGTAAGCTGTGGCACTATCTGGTTCTGAAGCAGGATGATCCGAAGAAGACGAATCAGAATATCGGAAGCTTCTTCGATTCTTTCGGCATCACCGACTGGGATATGAGCCATTACCGAAATTGGATCGGCAAGGTGGGTGCTGTTCGTGTGAAGCATGAAGAATACAACGGATCGACCTCTGCAAAAGTTGCTTACTGCATCTCCTGGGCGAAACAGGATAAGATGCCTCCGGCTAAATTCTCTGGAAACGCAGCACCTGGAGACTTTGCACCTGTTGAAATCGATGATTCTGAGCTCCCTTTTAACTAATCATGAGCATTACGCTCAGAGAGTACCAGCAGGATCTGTACGACAAAACCCTCCAAGCGTTCCGAAACGGTCGAAAGCGCGTGCTCGTGACCGTCGGATGCGGGGCAGGGAAGAGCTATATCTTCGCAAAGATGGCCGAGCGTACAAAAGGGCCTGTCCTGGTACTGACCCACCGTAAAGAGTTGTTGGACCAGACGGGAAGGCTATTCCGAGAACACGGGATAGATGCCCGGATAGAGATGATTCTTACTGAGGCAAACCGGCTGGGACAGCACGAACGGCCGGCGCTCATCATAACCGATGAAGCCCACCTGAGCCGGTCAAAATCCTGGATGAAGGTCCTGGATTACTACAACACCCATACCGTTGGTTTCACCGCTACGCCGGTAAGGCTAAGCGGTGAGCCAATGGGGGACGTGTACGACGAGCTGGTAACCGGCGTTTCCGTTCGCTGGCTCATCGAAAACCACTGTCTGGCTCCTTATGAGTATTACGCACCTACTTTCGTAGAGACAGATGGTCTACGAGTGCAGGCAGGGGATTATGTGGTAAAAGACCTGGAACAACTAATGATAGAGAGAGCTATTTATGGGGATGTCATTGAGGCATATCAACGCTTTGCTCCGGGAGAACGGAGTATCGTCTATTGTGTCTCCGTTAAACACGCCAGAGAAACAGCAGACGCTTTCAATTCCGCTGGAATCCGGGCTGAATTTCTATCGGCTGGAACTGACCCAGGACGGCGACAGCAGATCATGGAGGGTTTCCGAAGGGGTGACTTTCCCGTCCTCTGTAATGTCGGAATCATAAGTGAAGGTGTGAGCATAGATGAGGTTAGTTGCTGCATTCTGCTCCGGCCCACAGAAAGTCTGGCTCTTTATTGGCAGCAGGGGATGCGATGCATGCGATACCAACCGGGGAAAGTAGCTAAAATCATCGACTGTGTCGGGAATTATACGCGAAATCCTTTGTTTGATGCCGATGTGGAGTGGAGTCTGAATCAGTCGATTCGGAAGAGGTCGGCTCTGAATTCGGAAGGGGACTTTCATATTCGGAGTTGTCCGAAATGTTTTAAGGTTTTCAAAACTGCGCCGATATGCCCCTACTGTGGCTACAAATATCCGTTGCACCCAAGAGAGGTCAAGGCGCATCAGGATATTGAACTGGCTCGAATCACAGCAGAGCAGGCAGCAGAGGCAGAACGTAAGCGTAAGCAAGCGCGATACGAGCAGGGGAAGGCGAGAACGTTCCCGGAACTGCTGGCAATCGGCAGGGAACGGGGCTACAGCAATCCAGCTGCTTGGGCGCAGATGGTACTGAGAGGGAGGAGATGAGTGATTAAATGACCGAATGGCAAAGGAAGGCGCTGATTCTCTATGAAGCTGGCTATCCCAAGGTGGCGATTGCTCGGCAGCTTCAGAAGGAAATGGGAGCACCTACGGTGGAACACGCACGAGACAGGGTGCGAAAGTTCCTAAAAAAATACCCTCAGCCCTCTGTACAACCAGAGCCCGAGCCGACACCAAAGGTACAGAAACATGAGGCGCTGGAGAATCTGACCCCTCGGCGCCATGTGATGGACTGGGATGGCGGGAGAGTCATTCGCTTCGGTTTGATGGGAGATACCCAGATCAACAGCAAGTACACCCAGCTGACCCACTTGCATCGTTTCTATGATATCTGCGCCAGTCTTGGAATCGATACGGTATTCCATACAGGAGATCTCGATGAGGGAGAGCAAATGCGTCCCGGACATCAGTACGAATGCTATGAGCAGGGGGCTGATGACCATATCGCAGAAATTGTACGGGTATATCCTCGGCGAGAGGGTATCAAAACCTATTTTATTACCGGAAACCATGATGCCAGTCTTTATAAGCGTGCCGGTATGGATTTGGGCAGAGCCATCGCCGATAAGCGAGATGACATGATTTATCTCGGACGAGACTGCGCTGTGGTCAAGCTGACCGATAAATGTACCTTGGAACTTCGGCATCCATGGGATGGCACAGCCTATGCACTCAGCTATAAGCCTCAGAAAATCATAGAGGCCATGGAGGCAGACAGCAAACCTAACATTCTGGCCATCGGACATTATCACAAAATAGAGTACCTGTTTTATAGAAATGTGCATTGCTTCCAGACGGGCTGTTTCCAGAGCCAGACGCCATTCACCAGGGGGAAGGGCATCAGCGTCCATATGGGTGGATGGATTGTCGAGATTCTGGTAGGGGAGGACGGTGCCATCAAGGAAATTATGCCGACTTTGATTCCATTCTATGCAGCCAAAGAAGAGGACTGGAAGAACTGGAGAGGGTTCAATCTTGGAGGAGGAGTAACATGATCCACTGGTCTTGGCTTCTCTGTGCATTTGCAATCGGAGCATATTACGGATTGTTACTGAATGTGTTGATGAAAAAATAGGAGGTCTGCTATGAACGCAGAGACCGTGCTGCAGAACAAAATCATCGTTGCCCTCTGCGAACACGGATGCTTTGCAGTCAATCACACGGTAGGAGACTTTTATACGAAATACGGAGCAAGGGTCTCCGTTGGGGTTCCAGGTGAATCGGATGTGTGGGGGCATCGCCCAGATGGCAGAGCGTTTTATATCGAAGTAAAACTGCCAGGGGAGACGCCCCGGCAGAATCAATTGGATTTTATCGAAGCAATGAAGAATACTGGCGCCATCGCCGGATGGTGTACATCGGTGGATGAAGCATTAAGGCTTGTGGGGGTGGAATAAAGTGGACTTTCTGGTTGTTATGTTGGCATTTTTCTTCGCATTGATCATGTGCCTGGGCTTGATTCTGATGAAATGGATCATTGCTCAGCTAGGCGGAACGGTTTTTTTCATGGTTCTATTTTTGATGATCGCTGTGTGTTTGCTTATGAAGGGGGACCAAGAGTATGACGAATAAAAAGAATCTTCGTCGGGTATCCGTGGTGGTTACAACCCAGACGCTGTACCATCTGAATCATATGGCAGCTATGAATGGCTGGGGAGAAAGAGACCTCGGTCGCGTCATTGATAAGCTTGTTCGGACTCTGCAACTTGACCAGAAGGACGGTGTTGCTCATGAATGAGCAAGATTTTATGAGGAAGTTTGCAGCCGCCATTACACGATGGCGAAAGAGATTGAAAATGAGTCCCGAAGAGTTTGCCGCGTTTGTCGGGACCAGTAAGAATACCATCTATAATTATGAAAACGGCCGTTGCATGCCGCAGCTTTACACAGCAATGCTGATCGCTGAAAAGCTGGGGACTTCCTTGGATGGCCTGATTCGCGGCGATTGACGATGCGAAAAAAGCCGCATAAAACATGTGCCCGGTGTAGACGGCCTTTCGGTGAGCTGCAAATCAGCCAGTGCCCCAACGAGGCCGTCAACCGGGCACTTGGCAAATATATATGCTATTACTGCTGCAGGAAATGCAAATATCACACGAGGCATCCGCTTTGCGGAGCTATCGGGTGTAGTTATCGAGAAAAGGAGGGTGCAGGGTGATACCACAAGAATTAAAAGATGGCGCCCGCTGGTGCGTTTGGAGACGGGAGATTCGCGGTGGAAACCCCACAAAGGTTCCCTATAATCCCCTTACAAATAAGCGGGCAGAGACCAACGACCCCAGTACCTTCTGCGCCTTTGAATTGGCAGACGAAGCCTATATGATCGATGCCGAATATAACGGCATCGGTATCCTAGTGGGCAATGGCTTCACCGGTATTGATATTGACCATTGTGTCACAGATGGTGAACCGTCTGACTTTGCAAAAGGAATCTGTGAAATGATGAACTCTTATACAGAGTTCTCTCCCTCGAAAACTGGGCTTCGGATTATTCTTCAGGGAGAAGATCTTGCTTATGACCGGGAGAATTACTATCTGAAAAACCCCAATAATGGGGTAGAGCTGTATGTCTCCGGCATGACAAACCGATTTTTGACGATTACCGGAAATACACTTTTCAATCTGCCAGTGCGACGAATCACATCGGCAGAATTGGAGGCGTTTCTGGATAAATACATGCGCCGGAAGACGTTTAAGGCACAGGAAGCGCTGACCGATGACCAGGTTATAGCGAAGGCGAGCCAGAGTGAGAAGTTTTGCGCTCTGTTCCGTGGCGATATGACGGCATATAACAATGACCATTCCTCCGCTGATCTTGCGCTGTGTAACATCCTGGCCTTCTGGACCGGTAAGGATGAGGCGCAGATGGACCGAGTGTTCCGGAAGTCAGGACTATATCGGGAGAAATGGGAGCGTAGCGACTATCGCAGCAATACGATCCAGTGTGCTACCCGGCAATGCACGGAGGTTTATGACCCGGCAAGGGCACGGAAGATCTGGGACAGGCTGAATGCTCCAGTATTTGATACCGGTTCCTGGACAGTAGATAACTCTGGCATCTATCGGGAGGCGACGATCAATAAGCGTAAGGAGACTGTTTACGCCACTTCGACGCCTATTGCGCCGGTTGCTTATTTGGAAAATCATAGCGAAGGCATCCATAAGGTAGAACTGCATTATCTCTGCAATGGCGCCCAGCGTTCTGTCCTCTGTGAGCGCGAGACGATTGCCAGCAAGAATAAGATTCTGTCTCTTGCCAACTATGGCATTAATGTTACATCCAACGATGCTGCTGAGCTGGTTCGCTATCTATCTGATATCGAGCGACTGAACCCCATGGCCATCCCTCATTATAAGTCGGTGTCTTGCCTGGGCTGGGTGGGTGACGACTTTGTGCCGTACAATAGCAATATTAAATTTGACGGAGATGCAGAAAACCGCGCGCTCTTCAAATCTGTGACGCAGGCTGGCGACTTTGCCGACTGGGTGCATTTTATGCGCCCTTTACGGGAAAACCTCTATTTCCGACTGATGATGGCAGCTGCCTTCGCTTCGCCGCTGATTGAGCGTGTAAATACCCTGCCGTTCGTGTTCCATCTTTGGGGAGAAACAGGAAAGGGAAAGACCGTAGCGCTGATGGCTGCTATGTCTATCTGGGGAGATCCGCGGCCAGGCAAGCTGACCAGGACTATGAACATGACCAACGCCGCCATGATGTCTACGGCAGCATTCCTCAATAATCTTCCTTTTGCAGGGGATGAGCTTCAGACGATCAAGGACTCCCATACGTCCTATGACAAGCTGATTATGCAGATTACGGAAGGCATCGAGCGTGGGCGCATGCAGTACAACAAAAACCTGCCGACCCGTCGCTGGAACTGCGCCTTTCTGTTTACCGGAGAAGAGCGTTGCACCAACGATAAATCCGGTGGTGGCACCCAGAACCGTGTATTTGAAGTAGAATTTGATAAAGCTGTGGTGGAGAATGGCGCCCAGGTAGTGCGCTTTATCTCCAAGAACTATGGCTATGCCGGCCGTAAATTCATTGAATATGTGGCCAAGCGAGAATTGACCGAGGAATACGATGACATCCGGGAGGATATTCTGGAATCCTGCAAAACAACGGACAAGCAGGCAGCAACAGCAGCTCTGATCCTGTTGGCCGACCGACTAGCATGCGAATGCATTTTTGCTGGAGAAACGCCGTTGCGCGTTTCGGACATCTCCGAATTCATTAAGGACAGTGAGGAAGTCATCGCGGCCAATCGCGCCTATGACTATATTGTCAGCTGGGTTGCCATGAACGCCAATCGGTTCTGCAATGAGCCGTATGGAGAGATTTGGGGTGTCCGTGACGGGGCCAGCAAGGTATATGTCATCGACTCTGTGTTGGCCGCAGCGCTGGAGTCTGCAGGCTTTTCCTTTGATGCCGTCAAGAAGGCATGGGCGCAGAACGGCTGGCTGATTCCGTACCGGAACAAGTACAAGAAGCGCAAGAGCTTTTCCGGCATAACGCCGTATTGCGTGGAAATCGTTCTACCCGATGTAGAATGAGGTAGAAAAGAGGTAGAAAAGCAAAACCCCTTGAATTTTCAAGACTTTCAATAAGCTATTTCTACCTTTCTACCTTTTCTACCTATTATATAGTTTCTTGCGCAGGACTTTCGTTTTCTAGTTTAACAGAGATTCTTGCGGAGGGATGGTAGAAAAGGGAGAGGCCTTGATTTTACAGGACTTTTGCATGTTGCAGGAGGGTAGAATGCTAGGTAGAAAACGTAAGGAGAAAGATTATGTGGATTAAAAGCAAAGAAGGATTATTTAATACCGATCAATTGAGCTCGATCTATGAATCCAAGTCGGGAGGAACCCGTGCAAAAGACTGTAGCGAAAGGAGGGTCCTTTTCATTTCAGAAAATAAGGTGCTGGATGAGATCGCAGAGGGCCTGAAATTTCATAAGGAATATTTGGAGGTGGACTGATTATGGAAGAACCAAAGAAACGGGGAAGAGGCAGACCGCCTTTGACCGATGAACAGAAGAAGCAAAATGCGCTGGCGAGAAAGAATGGAGATCTTGAACCAGGAAAATCGAAATTCGGACAGGAGAATATTCAGCCGGGAGATAACTCCAAATATCTGCGCCATGCTCTTACGACTTTGAATCTGCCACCTATTGATATCTCAAATGCGCAGCAGGTCTCCGAACGGCTGGAGTGGTATTTCAATCACTGCGCAGATAACGATATGAAGCCGACAGTCAATGGTATGTGCAACTCCCTGGGCATTCATCGTGATACATTGCATACCTGGAGAACCGGAGAGTATCGTGCAGACTCCCATCAGGCTATCATTATGAAGGCTTATCGTGTCCTGGAGGAATTGTGGGAAGACTATATGCTGAACGGCAAGATCAATCCGGTCTCCGGCATCTTCCTATCGAAGAACCTGTTTTATGGCTATGCAGACAAGCAGGAATTTGTGCTTACTCCGAATTCGGGACTATCAGAGGCAGATGCTGCTACCATCGCAGCAAAATATGAAGAGTTGCCGGAGTAATATTGAAATATTCGGAAACCTTGTTATAATGGCATCAAGAATAGTGCCATCCAAGGAGAAGACGACTATGTCAAACGAAATTAAGTTTTCAGAGCCTGAATCCACATCAGAGTTTTTATGGGATATGTTGGCGAAGATGTTGGACAAGCAGGAGGGAGACAAAATTACTTGCACACTAAAATTAGCGGCAGACGAAATAGCAGAGCATCATAATCTGTCTGAATAACTCCACTTTCAGGCCTCCAGGACTTTGGGGGGCCTGATTTTTTACGACTACTAGGCTTACGACTTTTGCAGGGCTGTGTTTTTAGGATACAATTGGAATATATAAGCAGGAGGTGCTGGTGTTATGACGGAAGAAGAACTACGGGCGGCAAGAGAGAAGATCAGACTGATGGATGAGAAGGCGTATGCCCTCTTGGATGAAGAACGCATGCATATTTGCGATATGGGTTTTTATAATGATGTTATCCGGGGCTATTTAATTAAGGCGATGGAGAACACTGGCTTTGAGAAAAAAGAAATTTCGCGTGCGCTTCGGGGTTTGCATCATGCTTTTGATGATATGGATGCGGCTCGGGCAGAGCAGCTTTACTTGAAAAGATAGGTTACGACTTTCAGCCTCACGACTGTGGGGCTGATTTTTTTACGACTTTCGGGACTTTCAGGACTTTCACGACTTTTGAGTTTTCTGCGTGAGTTCGCCTGTGGAAAACTCCGACTCGATAAAAAAGAGTTTTTTAATCATTTTTTAATTCGTTTTTTGACCGATTCCAGGCCGATTTCTCGCGGTGGCGCTTTAGCGTGCTAAAGGGTTTGGGCAAAAATGAAAAAATCGGCCTCCAGGATGCCGCCTGCCGGCCGTTATCAGGTCAATGAATGGGAATACGCCAGGATGCTGCCCGGCGCCGCTGGCGTCCGCTCCTGGCGTTACAATGGCATGTATACAAAAAGCCCCGGCCAATAGCGGCCAGGGCATGAAAAAGCCGGGGAAAAGATCCCCGGTTTAATTTAACTTATATGTTTTGTTTTTCTGGCCTCCAGTGCCTTTTTTATATGGTTTGATCCAAACGGCGCGGCCGTTTTTATAGTGCCTGTAATGGCCGCGGACCGTAAACACGCCGGCCGGGCTTGCATGCTGGCCGCGTTGCTGGATCCGCGGGCCGCTGCTGCTATGCTTTATTAAGTAGGTGATAGGATCCCGGCGCCTTTTTCCTTTGCCGGGCTTTTTCGGCCGCTCCGGGCTTGTTTCCTTTTCAGCTGCAGCTGCAGCTGGCGCCGGATCACTGTAGACAATAAACGCCATTAAAGACGCGTAAACGGTAATAATACTTTGCACGTCGTCGCTTTTTAGTTTTGTGGTGTTTTTCTTTACCTGGAGAAGACCGCCGGGCAGCTGCTGGCCGGTTATTTTGCCGGCGCTGCTGCCGTTGATCCGGATATAAAATGCAATGTTTCCGGCGTCGTTATAGGCCTTTATAATAATATTTGTTTCCGGGAAATCTAATATAATGCCTTTAAATGGCGCCGGGTTTCGGCGTACGATATCCGTGTTATGATCACGCCATTTTAACAGCGTTTCAACGTCTTTTGTTTTTAATATAATTCTATCCATTATATAGGCCTCCTATGAAATAGCCCCGGCCAGATTGCCGGGGCAGATGCTTTTTATTTGTAATTTTTTGATAGCGCCATAATAACGCCAATAGGGAAATAGATGATTGCTGCCAGGATAAAGAAAAGCTTTTTCACGCGGCCGCCTCCTCTGCCTTTTTTACTGCTGCTGTAAAACGCGCGGCCGCGTCCTGCTGCCGCTCCGCTGCTGCAGCAACGCGGGCCAGCATAGCCGGCGCGTGGGCCTTTTCTGCTGCAGCTTTGCGCGTGTGGCCCATGCAGATGGATAGGCCGTTGCCTGGATAAATAACGTGCCACAAAGAGCCCGCTTTATAATAGTTAAAAGTGCCGTCCGTGTATCCGCTTTGCTGCTTTGCAATGTTTGCCCCGTCCTCGCGTACCATAGAATAAAAGTTTAATTTTCTCATAATGAATTCCCCCCGTTTGTTCTCATAATTTGATCAAGATAAAAGCGCCGGCCGGCCTTCCTGATATAGGCCCGGCCCGTATAGGTATAAAATATCTGATGGCGCCGAATGCTTTCGTATTCCCCCCCATAGCTCCAGGCACAAACGGCCGTTTCGTCGTCGATAATATCCATGATCGCCAGGCCTCCAAAGTTACTCATAGGATAGAGGCCCACCGGCACCGCGTCTTGGTAGATTTGTTTTAATGTCATAATTAAGCCCCCGCTTTCGTGTACCATGTTTCCCCATTAGAAAACCTGGCGTAAATGGCTAGTTTGTCCATACCATAGGCCCGGCCAATTTTGGCAAGGATCCTATTTACTTTTCTTTGCTCTGCTTCATATTTTCGAATAGCAGCGGACCGGCAAAGATCCAGATAATAGCGCGTGCTTTCGTTGTCCGCGTATTCTGGGCCGTTTTCTGTAAAGCCTGCATGATCCGCGGCATGTGTAAGGGATACATATAGCTGTAGGCCGTCATAATATCCGGTTTCTATAGTTATTTCATGGAATAATAGGCCCGTGTTGATCTCCTCCAGGTCCCGCAAAATATCTTCATAGAAAAACATTTCGGCCAGATCATCGAATTCTGTTTCGATTTCGGCCAGGTCCGCGCCGCAAATTTCGCATTCGTCGCTGTTATTGTGGCAGCTGCATTCCGGGCAGCATTTCGAATAAAAACGATCACTGCCCACCGCCCATAAATCAAAATTAGTCATACTTTGAAAATTACATGTTCCCATTATCGTAAAGCCTCCTCTATTTTTTTGTAGAATGCTAATGTTTTATTACTTGCCAGGTATTCAAGGAAAGCGGGTTTTCTATGTTCCATCATGTTTTTAAAGCCATTCGCCTGCAGGAAGTGGGCCTTTTCTTGTGCCGTTTCCCGCTCCTGGAGCTTGTGCACGGCCTCCAGCATTACAGATTGGTATGAATAACGCTCCCATGTTCTATTGATGTAATAGCAGCGGGCCTCCGTTGCCTGCCAGCCGTCAATATATAATTCTGTTTCATGCACGAAGCCGGACCGCGTGCCGCGCCAGGTGTTATTGAATATGATTTCTTTTTCTTCTATTAATAAACGATATATGCCCATGTTATAGCCTCCTTAAATAAATACGCTTTCAATGCGTTCCGTTTGTAAAATGACTGATTCCTGATTCAATGCCGCTTTTATATATTCGATAGCCTCCCGGACGGTCTCCAGGGCCGCGGCCACAATTTCGACGCGTAAAGTGTTTTCAATAATAACCGTGCCGTCGTGATGCTTGTATACTCCCGTCGCGTTATAGATTGTACCGCCTCCGGTTTTTTCGGTTAAAATGTTCTGTACAATTTTGGATGCCTCCAAGTTGTCCAGCTGCTGCCGCTTTGTTACTTTGTCATTCAGTCCAATATATAAAGTGTATTTATTCATGATATGATTGCCCCCGT